AGACTACAAGCTGCTGCTTTGTTTGCAGAAAAGTTTTTTCCACAAGATGTAATGGATGCAGTATATAAAATTACAGAAACTGCTAATGGTGTAAAAGCTATTGAGCATATCATGCAAACAGTAAAAACAAATACAATAGCAACTGAACCAGCAAATAGATTAGATAAAGAAACACTAGAATCAATGATGAATGATGATAGGTATTGGAATCCAGCTAAGAAAGATATGGATTATATTAGACAAATAAAAGAAGGATTTGAAAAACTTGGATGATGTTTGTCAAGTAAGGTTTTCTAATTTAGAAGATGTTGATTATCTATCATTAAATCTAAGAGAGATAGATCAGGAAGAACTAAAAATATTAAATGTAGATAGTCGTTATGCTTTAGCTTTTCCTTTTACTCAAAAACATTCTATATCATATACAATCATATGTAATGATTTACCTTTAGGAATGTTTGGAACAATACCAGCTAAGAATAATGAAGCTAGAGTATGGATGCTTTGTTCTGATGATTTTGAGAAACACTACATGGAAATATGTAGGAATGTAAAAGATTTTGTTGAATTGTTGCAAGTTGGTTACAGTTGTATATACAATGTAGTTCCAGTCCATAATAAAAGGACAATAAGGTTTTTAAGGTTTGCTGGATTTACAATTAGCGATACCCTTGAAATAAATGATGTTAAGTTTGTTAAATTTTTTCGTTGCAATTTAAAGTTTAATAATGTTTATAATGATGTGTCACGACCAGTGATGCACTGAGCAACCCTTACGGATAATTGCTATGAGGTGTCAAAACTGACAATCGCATAGACATTATTGTAACTTTTTATAAGGGGATTGCTTATGGCAAACACAATTTCAACAGCCTTTATAAAGCAGTTCGAATCTGAGGTTCATATTGCCTATCAAAGAATGGGTAGTAAATTACGTAACACAGTTCGTACTGTTTCCAATGTTTCTGGTAATGTTGTACGTTTTCAGAAGATTGGTACAGGCTCAGCATCTACTAAATCGAGAAATGGTTTAGTAACTCCAATGGAACTAGCTCACACAAATGTTGAAGCTACTATGGCAGACTTTTATGCTGCTGAGTATATCGACAAGTTGGATGAGTTAAAAACTAATATTGATGAAAGACAAGCTGTTGCAAAAAGTGCAGCTGCTGCTCTTGGTCGTAAAACAGATGAAATACTGTACACTGCTATGGATGCTGGTGCTAATAGCACACAGATTCATGATACTGGTAGTGCAGTAGAAAAAGCTGATTTACTTTCTTTGTTTGAAACTATGGGTGCAGCTAATATTCCAGAAGATGGTGGAAGATATTTAGCTATGAATCCAAAAGGTTTTGCAGATTTATTTCTTATAAATGAGTTTGCAAGTTCAGACTTTGTCGGTGATCAAAATCTACCTTTTGCTGGTGGAATGACTATGAAAAACTTTTTAGGTTTTCAAATCTTTTCTACATCAGCAGTAACTGCTGGTAAAAATATAGCGTAT